CTCCTTTTTCGAATGGATCTAACTGGACATATTCTTCTCCAACTTCTTTTACTTGTAACTTTCCGAGTACAGTTACATAAGAACCTTCTTTAAACATTGTTCTTCCTCCTTTAGATATAGAAAAAGAGCGGCTTATTCAGCCACTCCTTGGTCAACGCCATCTTTCATCCCTTTTACCGCTGATTCGATTAATAGATTCAGCTCGTCTTCAGTGAACTTGATGCCATTCTTATTAAATAAGTCTACTAACTGAGCTTTTGCTTCTTGCAACTTAGCATCTCCATTTGCTTCTGCGTAAACTTGCTGAACTGCTGATACAACAATCGCCACATAGTTCTTCTTGCCTTCCAACTGAGCTAAGACACCTTTCTTCTTCAAATACTCTGAACCCTTTTGGCCAATAAATGCTGCCACCAAGCCAACCACAACAATCAATAAATTTAATAGTGCATCTTGTAATGCTTCCATCTAAATTCCACCTTTCAAAATAGTGTTCTCGTTTTTTAATGTTTCGTTTTCGCCTTCAAGTTCTTGGATCCGTTCATCTCGCTCTTCCACTTGCAACTCAAGAAACCCAATTTGTTCCTTGTACGCCGTCACTTGCTTCTCGTGTTCTTCCTTAAACTCCCTAAATTCCGATCTAACCGCTGCTAGTTCATCTTTGAACTCCTTAACTTGCAATCGATAGCCTTCAATAATGTTCCCCATGTTTTGGATATACAAAGCTTCTGCGTTGTTATCCCCTTCTGTTTTCACTTCTTCAACTTTGTTCTTCCCCTGCACTTTAGCCACTAATTTCGGACCGTATACCGCCGAAAGAAAAACGCCGATAATTGTCATGATTTGCGGAAATCCGCTGGTCCAAAATCTATCCATCTACTTCATCCTTTATAATTATTTCCTGTTGATGTGACTTCAGGATATTTGTGCTCATTAGCGCTATTGTGAAGCAATAAATCCACGATGGATTAGTACTGCCATCTATGAAAGTAACCAAGAAACAAGAACCTAACAGAAGCCAGAGAAACAGCAATACGAAGTACAGAGGGAGCTTGAGATACACATTATCAATTATCAATCCAAACACTTTCAAAGCACCGATGATGATAAACATCAAACCAAAATAACGACCACCAATAAATCCGAAGATATTATTGATAGCCGCATAAGCGTTTGAATATGAAAGAATGTTAGAATTGAAGAAGTGATAGAGCCCATAGCCGATTGAACCTAGAGAGAATGCGAAAGAGGTACTTCGTTTATTAATATAACCGAGTGTATGTCTAATTAATTTCCACATATGTCACCTGCTTTCCTAAAACTAAAAAACACTCTATTGAGCGTGCTGCCTTTTACGCCTAAACTAAATTTATTAAACTATACGCTGTTTTTTCTCCGAGAATCCTTGTTCCTACGTTATTTGGATGTGTTCCATCCACACCATCAAAGAATGCCTTGCGATTAAATTTATTAAATCCCAACTGATAGTAATCATCTTGACAAACAAGTTTATAATCTCTGGATATACTCTTACACAATTCGACATACTGTGTTAACAAAAGATTATGTGTATTAGTTTTAGTATCACTATCTTCTAGGAAATCCTCGTTTCCATCTAAGTAAAAACGATAGCCGGGTGTTTGGACCAAAATTCTTATTTGAGGATATTTTTCCAAAATTATTTCTAGCGATCTACGTAGGCTTCCGCCATATGTTTGTGTGTCGTATTTATCATCGGTGTTATCTAGGAAGACATCTGCATTCCAATCGTTTGTACCGTACCTTATAGTAATGTAATCAACCTTCGTGAAATCGATTGTCTTTATTGAATCCAATCTGCTACCAAAATAGCTTGGATAGCCTTGAGACGTATCTGCAATGGCCGTATCTTGCGCTGACCAATCTCCACTAACAATAGCTTCTGCAAGTCCTATCATAGAAAAAGCTTCCCATGGGCGCGGGTATTTTCCATAAGCCATTCGGCATCCGCCAAAGCCACAGTTATAAACAGTGGCTCCTGTAATTTGCTTGACTATTGTTGAAATATCATTCGGCTCTGCTTTGTTTCCTAATATACTATCTCCAAATTGAACAATAGTATCACCTGCCAAAGGTTTATCTAAAGATACTTGTTTGATATCATCAGTAGTTAAGACTCTTTTGAACACTGTATCTTTAATCTCCGGTTTAGATAAAAGATCTAGAAACCTAAAATAGAAGTTGCCACCTCGATCAAAATACTCTTGAAGTTTGAAGTTGGCATTTGGGGAATAATCTCGTAAAAAACCAGCAGCTAAAGCTCCCTCTGGCTGATTAGTGGTAGTTGATACAAAATAGTCACCGTCTGTATCAATTACATTTGCATCCTTTGCAGATATCGCTTGTACATTCGATCTATATTTAATATCGCCATCAAATATAGTTGTCCATTCCGGGATAGGCGGATTGTTAATGTCAAATCTTCTCATCCATATTTTGGTAATCGTATTAGAAGTGTTGTAATATACCAAGGTTTGCAAGAACCATCGATCATTGACATTCTCATTTATTAAATGAGTGATTGCCCTGATTGTTGACGGCACATCCGTTGCTCCATTTTGTACTAAATATACACCTTGCTTTCTGACGGCATTTACACTTGATCCCGATATGACTTGCCCTGAAAAAGCATATGAGGATGCTAGTTTTGCATTGGTTGCTGCTCCGTCGACAATATTAGATGTGTTGACAGCGTTTGATCCAACAACTGGAACACTTCCTCCCGTCATTGCTGTTTTAACTTCTTGCGCCAGCATGCCGAGCGTTATCTGTTCGTTTCCACCTTTGTCAACCTTTTGGGAAAGCCCGCTCAATAAATTTGTATTTACCTGAGTCAATGCTGTTTTATCCGCTTTTGTTATGCTTAAGCTATCTATGTCTGTTCGGTATCTATTTGAATCAGCTAATACAGCGACCAATGCACTAAATTCTGCCTTTTCAACAATCCCTACAGGTTGCCCCGCCAATTTTTGTACTGTTAACTCGAATTCTTTTAAGTTCGTTACTTTTCCATCTTGAATTATCTGTATACTTGCATATACTTTACCCGGCGTCATCATATGCACTGGGTATTCAATTGCAAACACGCTGGTTGCCTTGCTAACAACTGAAAAAGCAGTTAGGTCTGTTACTCCACTTGCTTCATTGTGCCAATTAAGATTTAAGGTTAATCCGGGGACTTCACCGACATTACCATTATTGGTAACTTGAACAGTGAGTGTGCGTCCTTTGTAATCGCCTTGAGAAACGAACTGCTTCTGCACGAAGCTATCACTCGCTCTATCAATCACTAAATCGACATCTCTAAATTGATTTAGTTCCAAATCCATCACTCCTAAAAATTTATGTGTTCTCTTGGATTAATAAAATCACTATTGGATGGCCATGGTCCATTTGTAAAAAATTGGAAGTGCAAATGCGGTCCAGTACTTGGTCCAGTTGTCCCCATATTGCCGATTTGTTGTCCCTGATTGACCGTATCGCCTACAGAAACTCTCAGTTGACTTTGATGTGCATACCCTGTGTAAAGCCCGTCAGAGTGCTTAATAACAACGTAGTTTCCGTACCAATCGGGGTAACTTCCAGCTATTACTACTTCACCAGCTGCCGATGCATATATAGGCGTGGTTGCATTTCCGTTCACTAGGTCAATTCCGTTGTGAAGCTCATACGATCCGGTAATTGGATGGTATCTGTAGCCAAACTCACTAGTCACAGTGACTGGCTTGCTAATCGGAACTACATATCCAACACTTTCATTCACTTTCACATATTGTCGTATCATCGCAGCATAGTGAAAGTTACCACCATTTACATACAGATACGTTCTGCCATCTGCTTGAGACACCGCATTTACATATGGATAAGTTGCACCAGTTGTATTTCCTAGTGAAGGAGCAACAACTGTTCTTGAATAAACCTCAGCCAAATCGGTGGTATTTACTCCACCTCTGTTTGAGAGCCAAGGGATATATGCACTACCGAAGTTGTAACCTTGCATCACTCCCCAGATATCTACGTTTTGATCCTGACCGTTTTTAATTTGTTGAGCTAGGTGTTTACACCCTTGTTTTACCGACGCTTCACCCGTAAGATAACCGGGACCAGGATAGCCCGCTGATTCAGAAGATTGCATGATGTCATCTGTTCCGTCAGTGCCGGGGTTTTCTACCATAATCAGCGCATAGGCTAGTCCGATATAATCCGAAATACCGTATAGTTTCGTATACTTTTCAAGCCAAGCAACGATATTCGCATTTCCGGTTATGTTGCTGCCGATATTTATTGGATCATATGTTGCACCACCGGGACCAACGCCTCCTCCAGAACCACCGGGATAAACTTGTTGTCCTTGGATTCTGATTTGACCCTGCACATCTAAGTCACCTGTTATACGGACATTCCCTTGATAAGTAACATCTCCACGATAAATCCCCGATCCATCTCCAAGAAATACCCATCCATACCCTTCTTTTGTCGAGATAAGAATGTACTTTCCATCGCCTTCTGTTTTAATTACAAGCGAGTTATCTTCAAGTGGTGTCGGCGTGGACGCTTCTGGAAAAGGATTGCCGGCTGAGTCAGTTGTACCAATTGTCCCAATTTGTCGGTTGGCTCCCCAGAACTCCATCCCTTTACTGGTTAACTCCATAATCTTTTTGCCGTTTTTCATCGCTTGTAACGATCCGGCTGACAGTTTCAGAATCTCGCCTAGCTTGTTAAATGATGTTTCGAAAATATCAGCAATGATTGATCCAGTTTGGATGAAGTCAGCGTTGAATTTACCGTCAATGGTCCAAGCTGTCTTAAATGGACTAGTGTAGAAATCGCCGTCAATAAATCCAATCCCATCCGAATTTGCAACTAAAAAATGACTTGATGTTTGAATAGAATCGCCGTCCATCCATACCATTTGAAATGGCTGCCGACTTTCCCCTCGTTGAGGATGATTAGCTGGATAATCAGATGGGGACATCAAAATAACCGCACCGCCATGAGCGCCACGGATAATATCTGATTGCCATTTGCTGATTTCAGTTGAATCATAGAACGTCATTTTTGTTTCAGCTAAATTGGTTACACTATTTTGAACACTTGCTGCTTGCCTGGTACTTGAAGTGTTCAAGTTATCGCCTAATCCGCATTGAACCTTGTTTCTGATGCGATCGATTTTGACGCTGAAAACACGAGTTTTATAGTGATAGTTCTTGTCTGATCGGTGGATGGTTACTGTGTTACCGATTGAATCCCCACCTAGTACAGAAGTTTTGAATTGAATCAACGGCCTTGAGTATTCTACAAGGTTCTCATAGGTCGCTTGTAGCAACTCTCTAGGGTCTTCTATATCTTCCAAGATTAGAACAGTTTCCCGTTTACGCTTGCTTCCGTTCTTCATCGGTATGCCGTAAAGTGCTGTCATTTCAGGATATTCAAGCCAATTCTGTCCTTTAGGCTTATCTAACGGATTACCATTCGACTTTTTCCATTCGATGTCAGTGAATTCAATTCTTCGTCCGTAGCCGTCCC